TTTATCTTTTGGAAAAGTACCATTACTACCTGGTACATCCATACCAGATACTTCTTGGTGTACATCCCATTTGTTATCAATAAGTTTTATACAAGTATATAGGTCGAGATTCTTGTTTACAGGTTCGTCTGACCCCTCCGATTTCAATAACATCTGAGCTTCTTCAGGAAGCATTTTCGGTGAGATAGACTCTTTAGTAATAATCTCTAATAGATTGCCCATAGCGTCACGTTTGACTACGTAACGGTCTAGACGAAATACCTTCATACCTCCTTTTTTTGGGAGGTAAACAAGCGAGTTACCTGATACAATAAGTTGCTTTAAAGCTTCAAATACAGGTACGCGGATGGCTGTTGCTTCAATCTCTTGAAGGGCAGCTCTTTCGATGCGACCTAAAGCCTCTTCTACCTTACCACGAGCATCTCCTGCTCCAATCTCAGCAAGGTCGAAATCGTCAATCATTAGACGAAAGAAAGGACTGTTAGGTGGGAGTAATGTTAGTAACAACTTACTCGCTAAATTATTTACACCTCTAGCCCCTACGCCTTGGAATGGGGTCTTATAAATAGTTGACCCCGTATGTCCATCTGGTGGCATAAGGTGAGGGATAGTTAGTTCGGCTGCATCTCTCGCTCTTTGAAGGAATGTGTCACGGTCAGCTTCTAACTGAGCGTACCTTGAGGCTGCGTAGCCTTGCCCTTCAAGCATTGCCATAATTTACTACCTTTATTTTGGAACGTTAACTGAACCACTCTTAGAACCTCCAGTACCTACGCCTGAAGCACCAGAAATACCTACACCTTGGTTAGTTCCAAGACGAAGCTTACGCTTTCCTCCGCGTCTACGCTTGAGGTTTACCGCTGCTTGGTTTTCGGTGGATGTTTGTTCAATTTGAGTTTGTGGTGTTTTAGCCGTTGAAGAACCTGGAGCTGATGCCGCTGTTGAAGGCGGTGCAGGTTGCTCAATAGGCTTAGGCTTCGGTGGGCTAACAACGTTTTTAACTGTTTTTACTATTTTTTTTGGACTACCGCACATATTAACTACCCTTAATTTGTAAACCAGTACCCGATGTCTTTCCTGCTACTTGAGCTGTACTGGTCGGGTTATATCGTAGAGATTTCTTACCATACGATTTCTTCTTTTTCTGGTCAGAAGGCTTCTTACCATCTTCGTAAGCTGCCAATAAATCAGGAGGAGGTGCCGCAGGAGCTGCCGTTGCCGCAGGTTGTGCTACTTTAACCTCTGGCATCTTCGGCTTCAGACTGATACACATAATTAATCCTCATAAATATCATTAAAAAGTTCTTCCAATTTCTGGATGACGCTTCTCTGCCCCTGCAAGTACCGTATTTGCTCGATGTTCACATTCGAGTCCGCAGGCAGGGTGTCAGGGAACAATTCGTTAAGTTTGTCTAACAAACCTTGAGTAATGCTTAAATTTTTGCTTAATACTTTCATAATTGTCCTATAGGGTGATGGTTATTGCCAACCCCACTCTCCTTCCATACCTGCTGCGTTATAGTCTGTTACTGTTCCCTCAAAGAAATTCTTGAATGAATCTCCATTGAGTACCCAGTCTAACCAAGGGAGAGGGTTTTCTTTTACCTTCCAGTTACCTTTTAGACCCAACTGAATAAGCCTGCGGTCTGCAATGTAGCGGATGTATTTCTTTACCTCGTCAGCGGTTAAGCCTTCGATTTCTCCCATGTTAAACGCTAGTTCGATGACTTTATCTTCGAGCATCACTGCTTCACGGAACATTTCATAGATAGACTTTTTAAAGTCATCATTAACAATCCTTGAGTGTTCTTCACAGAACTCACGGAATAGCTTAACCATCCCGTCACAGTGCATAGATTCATCACGAACTGACCACTCTACAATCTCACACATTCCTCTCATCTTGCCGAAACGTTGATAGTTGAGGAGCATGACGAATGCAGAGAAGAGGGACATGCCCTCGTTAAGAACAGACCTAGCTATTGCTAGGGCTAGTCCTTGATGACTGTGGACATCTATGTCTCCCATGAAGTCAATCTTATCCTGCATTTCCTGTACTTCAGTGAATGCGGAATACTCGTCTTCTGAGAAACCTAGAGTGTCGTTCAGTAGTGCGTAGGCGCGTTGGTGAATGAACTCACGATTGGCAAAGCTAGTAAGCATTGCACGTATCTCGTTGTTCTTGAACTTCTGTAAGTAGTACTCAATGTAGTTCGTACCAACCGCTACGTCTGACTGGGTAAATAGGCGCAGTATCTGAGTGATATGGTTCTTTTCCTCTTTGGAGAGTTTACCACTCTGCCATTGGGTCATATCATCATTTAACTTAGCTTCCCATTCACCCCAGTGAATTTTCTCGTGGCTGACTGCAAAGTCTACAGCCCACGGATATTTAAATGGTTTGAAGACAACATTACTTTCCAACAAGCTCATGTGATGCCTCCACAATTGATTTTGCGTTTTCTATCGCTGAAGCTTGGGGGTGTCCCTTGGTCATCAAGATGACAGCTACAATAGCTACTACATCTCCATTGACCGTAGTCTTCGGTGTTGTTTTAGTTTGTTTCTTTTCTGGCATGTTCTCTCCTTATCCGTGACACGACATACA